CTGCTTCTGCTTCTGCTTCTGCTTCTGCTGCTTCTGCTTCTGCTTCTTCTTCTTCTTCTTCTTCTTCTTCTTCTGCTTCTGCTTCTGCTTCTGCTTCTGCTTCTGCTTCTTCTTCTTCTGCTTCTGCTTCTGCTTCTGATTCTGCTTCTGCTTCTGCTTCTGCTTCTGCTTCTGCTTCTGCTTCTGCTTCTGCTTCTGCTTCTTCTTCTGCTTCTGATTCTGCTTCTGCTTCTTCTTCTTCTTCTGCTTCTGCTTCTGCTTCTGCTTCTGCTTCTTCTTCTTCTTCTTCTTCTTCTTCTTCTTCTTCTTCTTCTTCTTCTTCTTCTTCTTCTGCTTCTTGTTCCTCTTCTTCATTTGAATCATTTGAATCATTTGATGGATCAACCCCGTTTATGTAATCGGCAATAAAATCCAAATTCGGCGCATCAACCGGCAAAACGTCAATGATTTCCAATTGGATTTGTTCGTCTTCGTTTTCCTTGACTTCGTTTTCTTTGTTTTCCTTGTTTTCATTGTTTTCATTGTTTTCTTTGCATTTGCACATGCTGCGTTGATCCAACAACATTTTCACAAACGGGATTTGAAGCACGGCTTCGTGGGTTTCTTTGAACAACTGATAATCCGCCATCATGTGCGACACCTTTGACTCCAAGGATTGGCGCAGTTCATCCAACACGAGGTTGACAAGTGCAGAAGATGCCGGGTTTGTCGTCATGACTGCAATACTGCATTAATTCTGTGCCATTTGTTTAATATGGTTTGCAATACAATTAAATGCGGGGGCGGTGTTTACACACAACAAAAAAAGCAATTAAAAACAATGTTAATTATATAATTTATACGCGCCAACCAAAATGACTCTGCCACCGCATTTGCAACACTTGCAACACTTGCAGGGCGAAGAACTGAAAACCGCCGTTCAGCAAGAATATTTTGCACAGGCCGTTGCCTTCATTGTCCGACAAACCGATTACGATGAACCGACGGCGGTTGAACGGCTGCACGAATTGAAGGATCCGGTCAAAGTGGTTGCCGAGTATTTGGGGGTGAAGCCGAGGTCCCAGCAGTCACAGCAGTCCCAACAGCCATCCAAAAATCAAATGAAATACGGAGAGATTCGCAAATTCATGGATTTTGGAGCACGGCAATACAGAATGCAACAGGCACAAGTAAAAGCACAACAAGCGCAACAAGCGCAACAAGCGCAACAAGCGCAACAACAACAGCAAGCAATGGCAATGGATCCTTAATTCCTTAAGCGGGTCCCTTAAAAAAATAAATAGGTATGATATGGAGAATCACGTGAAACACATGACCAAACCCAAAACCAAAACCAAAACCAGGAAACATTCAAAATCAAAATCAAAATCAGTGTCAAACCAATGCAAGGTGCCGCGGGTTCTAGCCAGTTTTGAAAAAGGTTTTGAAAAAACGTTTAAAACCACCACCAAAAAAGAAAATGCAAATGTGGAAAGGTCGTTGGTCAAGTTGTTCAAAACGCCGTTTGCGCCGTCCAAGGTGACCCCGAAAAATGATTATTACGACTACATCAACTACCAGTGGATCGCCAATAAAAGCAAAGAGCTGCAAGAAAAGAACAAGTACTACGTTCAAGCCGACAGTTTTAGGATCACCCAAGAAAAGGTGTATTACGAGTTGATTGACATCGTCAAGGAGTACATCCGAACCACCCACGGCGCCAAGGCCACCGCGATTAAAAACCTCTACAATTCCATGCTGCATTTGAACTGCGAAAAGGCCCGCGAGGAGGTGAAGTACACGGTGAACGCCATAGACAAGGGCATTGCCAACGACGACCTGTACTGGCTTTTAGCCCAGATCAATCAAAACGAAACCATTTCATGGGGCTGCCCCATTGCGTGGTCGGTCAGCAAGGACCAAAAACACTCGTCCATGTACAAGAGCACCATTTCCCCGCCGCAGCTCACCATATACGACTACCTCATTTACGTGGAGGACGAAACCGCCGATGCGGCCTCTTATAAGCGCGCGTTCAAATCCCGGTATTTGAAATACATTCGGGACATGTTTGACGCGTGCCTGGGACCCGGGCACGGGTTGAAAGCGGGCGACGTGTGGGACGTGGAATACGAAATGCTCATTGCAATGGGGTGCGAATCGGTGAAACACGAGAGCGACGAGTACTACAACGTGGTCACCAAGGCCGACGCGCTGGAAAAGTACGGGTTTGACTGGGCCCGTCTGGCAACCGAAATTGGCTACAAAACGGTTCCAAACACGTTCATCTGCAGCAACCTGAGTTACTTGAAGTGCATCATGAAAATCTTGACCAAGGACGGCGCATGGAAAACGCCAAAGTGGCGGACGTACTTCATGTACACGGTGTTCCGCCAAATCATGCGGTTCCACAAAAAATGGCGCATGATTTACTGGGAATTCCACGGCCAGTTCGTGAGCGGCCAACCCGTGCCGTTCCCGGACGAAGTTTACCCCGTGTTCGGGCTTTCCATGTGCTTCAACACGTTTATTACCAACGAGTACGTGCAGCGCAACAAAAAACCGGAGCACGTGGCGTATGTGACGAACATGGCCACCGATTTGCTCACCGTGTTCAAGCGCATCATTAAGCGCAACACGTGGCTGTCGCCCGAAACCAAAAAGTACGCGCTGCTCAAGCTGGAACGCATCAAGCTGGTGGTCGGCAACCCCGCCATGATGCGCGAAGACCCGATTTTGAACTACAGCAGCGACGACGCTTACAAAAACATGAAACTGATCGCCAGCTGGCGGACCAAGAAAATGATTTCCATTGACGGCACCGCATTCAAGGGCGACATTCCCATCATTGACTGGGAGAAGTTCAAACTGGTGGGGTCGCAAGCGTACATTGTGAACGCGTACTACACGCCCGTTGAAAACACGATTTACATTCCGCTGGGGTACTTGCAGAAGCCGTTCATTGACTTGGACGAACGCGGCATAGAGTACAACCTGGCCCACATTGGTTACACGCTGGGGCACGAAATGTCGCACTGCTTGGACGACAACGGCAGTAAGTACGACTACCAAGGCAATTTGCACAACTGGTGGACAAAGGAGGACCGGCGCAAGTTTGAAGCAAAGGTGAAGGACGTGGTAAAACAGTATGAAACGTTTGCAATGTATGACGGCATCAAAATGGATGGAACATTAAGCACCGGAGAGAATTTAGCCGACATTTCGGGGCTGGCGATTTGCATGGAATACTTAAGGGACTTCCAGCAAAAGAACGACGACATTGTGCCAATCAAGTCCTTGTCGTTTGAAGCCTTTTTCGTTTACATTGCGATTCAAGGACGCCAAAAAATTCTGGACAAGGCCATTCAGGCGCAGTTGAAAGTGAACCCTCACCCCATGGACAAATACCGGGTGAACTGTCCGTTGTCTCGTTTGGAATTGTTTAGGAGCATTTACAACATCAAAAAAGGCGACAAAATGTATTGGCATTCCACCGATACAATTTGGTAATGGTGATCATTTTAGTAATCATTTTTGATTTATTATTTTTTTTTTCTTGATTTAGTTTATAACCAACCAACTCAACACAAAATGGCTCACACTCGTAAACACCGCGCCGCCAAACGCACCGCCAGCCACTCTGTCCGTCGCTTTGCCGCTAGCGCCGCTAGGTCTGCTTCCAAGGCCGCCTCCAGGGCTGCCCAAGCTGCCAAGTCTGCTTCTAAGGCCGCTTCCAAGGCCGCTTCCCGGTCCGCTTCCAAGGCTGCCAGCAGGTCTGCTGCCAAGGCTGTTGCTGCTGCCGCCTCCAAGGCCCAGGCCGCCGCCGCCCAAGCTTCCGCTGCTGCTTCCAAGGCCAGGTCTGCCGCTTCTCATTAATTAAAGCCACAATAGCCACAATAGCCACAATATCTACAATAAAAATATAAAAAATAATGAAAAGCTCAAAAACGTTTTTCATCATTTTGTGCGATGATTTACACGCTCCAGCTCGCGTAGTCCGTGCTGTAATTGCGTCCAGCAAACGACAGCGCCGGGTCTTGGGGAGGTGGCGTTTCAATCATGATTGGCTGGTAGCACAGCTCGGGGGGCTTCAGTATGAACGCGCAGCCGGCTGCGTTGAACGCGGCGTTGTATGCATCCAAGTTCGCGTCGTTCGATTGCGGCATCATGCCAATGAGCGCACACCCCATGCTTTTTGCCACATTGAAATTCACATTGGTGGTGAACGGCGCGTCTGGAAACACGAGGCTCATGTTTTTCTTGTTGTGCTCAATCAAATCCGTCATGTTGCCCGTGTTTTTGACGCCCATTTCATAGTCAAGCTTATGCAAAAACGGGGAGTTGATGCCGATGTTGATGTATTGGTTCAAACACTCGCCGGTTTGAACTTTGGTTTTTGGGTTGGTTGTGCAATTTTGGTTTACAATTGGATTTGAAACGTCCACCATGATGATGACTTTGCCCATGAAATTTCCAACGGGTTCTTTGCTCAAATTGTGGCCGCCGAATTCGTAGTTGTATTCGGGACCAAGGGTGGGAAACGTTTTGATGCCGTCAATGATCCCCTTTATGAAACTGGGAGCGGTGTTGCTGCTTTTAATGCGCAAGCTGATCAACAACGGGTCCTCCTTGTTGGGCGCAAATGAAAATGCGATTTCATTTATTTTCGCACACACGTCCGCAAACGGCAAATGGTTGAACGTTTCCATGTGGTAAAAATTCTTTTTGTTGGTGGAAGCCGCCACAACGGGTTGGTCATTGACGCTGTAAATTTCAAAATCCAAGCAACGGTAGCCCTGCAAAATGGCATACTGCAGCGCAATCAAATCCACGTAATTGTTTTTCCAATCACCTAAACAGCAGCAGTTCAGCGCCGTTTTCACGTAAAAGTTGCGCAACGGCTGAGTTTGCAGCGATGGTTTGATTTTTTGCAACTGATTCGCGGTTTGAAGCGTGTTGATTGAACCTTGCTCGGTGTACTGCAACGTGAAATCTCGGATGAAGGTGTACACCACGACCACAAGCACGAGTAGCAGTATGACCAGACCCCATAATGACACCGTTGATGACACTGTTTCACTTAATTCTGATAAATTTTTGGATAAATTGGCACCAGATAGTATATATTTTAGTGGTACAAAACCCAACCTTTCAAGGAATGTTGTCGGCGTCTTCGATTTATCGTCATTATTTACTTGTTGCACATACGGAACACCACTACTCGCAGCCATTGTTTGCAAATACAACTATGAATACAAATATGAATACAAATATAAACACAAATAATGGATATTATATTATCCTCACAAAAAATAATACAACATTAATATAAAATGACGGGCGGTCTACTAAACATTGTGTCGTATGGCAATCAGAACGTGATTCTAAATTCCAATCCCAAAAAGTCGTTTTTTAAGACCACGTACGCCAAGTACACCAATTTCGGCATGCAGAAGTTCCGAATTGATTTTACCGGGCAGCGCAACCTGCGCATGACCGAGGAATCCCGGTTCACGTTCACCGTCCCCCGCTATGCCGAGCTCATCATGGACACCTACCTCGTGGTGACGCTGCCCACCATTTGGAGCCCGATTTATCCGCCCCTGTCGTGCGGCGACGCCTGGCGCCCCTACGAATTCCGCTGGATTGAAAATCTGGGCACGCAAATGATCAAGGAAATAACATTTTCCGTGGGTGGCCAACTCCTGCAGCGCATGACGGGCAAGTACTTGCTGGCGCAGGTGCAGCGCGACCTCACCGGCACCAAGCGCTTCCTGTACGACACCATGACCGGCAGCACCGCGGAGCTGAACGACCCCGCCAACTTTTCGGGGCGCCGAGGGACGTACCCCAACGTGTATTACAACACGAGCCAGCAGGGGCCGGAGCCCTCCATCCGCGGTCGCAAGCTCTACATTCCGCTGAACGCGTGGTTCTGCAACAACAGCCGCACCGCGTTCCCGCTGGTGGCGCTGCAGTACAACGAGCTGCAGATTGACGTGGTCATGCGCCCCGTGCGCGAGCTCTTTGTCACGCGCGACATCAACTACGAGCCGCAGACCACCGGATCGCTGACCCCTGCTCAAGTCGCCCAGGCGCCCTTCATTCAGCCCAACTTCAACGAGCCGGAGTACCAGTTTTACCGCTTCCTGCAGCCGCCACCCGCGGCCGACATTGCGATCCCGGAAGTGTACGCCGACAAGCGCACCGACTGGAACGCCGACGTGCACCTGCTGGCCACGTACTGCTTCCTGTCGTCCGAGGAGTCGCGCGTGTTTGCGTCGCAGGAGCAGAAGTACTTGCTTAAGTCCGCGTACGAGTGGGATTTCAAGAACATCACGGGCAGCCACCGCGTGGAGCTGCAGAACACGATGGGCATGGTGGCGACGTGGATGTTCATGTTTCAGCGCAGCGACATCAACTTGCGCAACCAGTGGAGCAACTACACGAACTGGGCTTATACCAACGCGATCCCGGACGACGTGACGCCGGCGCCCGCCACCGGGACATTTATCAATCCATGCGACATCATCACGCAAACGGTGCTTGACCTGGATTATTACAAGGATTATGCAACCACGCCCCATAATGCAACCGTCGTTGTTCCCGCAACGTCTATAAGCCAGTTCGCCATAGGTCAAACCATCACGGTGACGTATGACGCGAGTAACACCATCACCGGAACCATATCCAATATAACTGGAACCAGCATTTCATTCTTAGTAACTGGCGTCGTGACAAACGCGGTTCCAGGAACAATTTATGATAATTCGTCAGACCCTTCATATTTCACAGGTGCATTGTATAGTAATTATTTCTCAGTGAATACGCCTCCGTTCAATTATGCTGGACAAAATTACATTGTGCAAACGGCAACCTGCAAATTTCAGGCTGCAACGCCATCGCCTTCTATTATTTCATTTCAATTGATTGATAACACCGCTGGAACAACTTACAATCCGATAAGCTCTTACACATTGGCACCAGCCCCCCCCACTCCTCCAACCACGTTAACATACACCTATGTCGATTGTTTTATTGAAAACGGCGATGTGTTCACATTGCAATTCACTGCATCACAAAGGGTCAATTGGTATTCGGCCAATGGGTTATCTGACCCAAGCGTTCGTTATCTGGGCACGTTAACCGGATACGCCGTGCCGTATTCTTCGGGCGTAGTGACCGTCAATGCTGAATTGCCCATGATCGGCCCCGGCGTGGAGCCGGATGGCACGCCGTCCGGGATCTTTGTTACGCAGGACTACAACGTGGAGAACCAGCGCGAGATTCTGCAGCAGCTCGGCATTCTGCTGAACGGCTCGTACCGCGAGAACATGCTGGAGTCGGGCGTTTATAACTACGTGGAGAAATACATCCGCACCGCGGGCTCCGCGCCGTTCGGGCTCTACGTTTACAACTTCGGAATGGATGCGAGCAACATCACGTACCAGCCCAGCGGCGCCATCAACATGAGCAAGTTCTCCA